TCACGGATTTTCTCACGCACAAGCTCAAGAGCTTTTTCCAAACTCCGTTCTTTCTCGTGTAATTCCGCTAATTCGTGTTCTGCTTGTTGCTTGTTCATAGTTCACCTAAAAGAAAACCGCCTTATTTGGCGGTCTCAATCATTTTTAAAATACGTTCCGGAGTTTCTTTTACTACCACATTATGCTCGTCCGAAAACTTAATAATAGAGCAGTCATTGTGTGCTGATGTTATAGTTCTAATTAAATCTACATTTACAATTAAATCATCGTCACCAGCTCTAAAATTTTTAAATTTAATAAATTTACTCATAACTCACCCCTAAAATGGAATATTATCGTCAAAGCTATCGCCTTGTTCTGCCATCGCACTTAATGGATCGGTTTTTTCCTTATCTTTGGTTTGCTGCTGCATCTCATTTTTTGCTTTACTGTCTAGCATTTCAAACGATTGTGTCACAACTTTAAGTGCGGTGCGATTATTGCCGTTTTGATCTTGCCAACTTTCCTGCACCAGCTTTCCTGTTACGCAGATTTTTGAGCCTTTTTGAAGATATTGTCTCGCCACATCGGCAGAATTGCCGTGTACCACAATTGGTATCCAATGCGTACGATTAACAGTATCGCCTTGTTTATCACGGTAATCATCGCCGATAGCAAGATTAAATGTTGCAATTTGACCGCCATTTTGGAATTGGCGGATTTCTGGATCACCACCTAAATGACCGATTAATATAACAGTGTTGGTATTGCGTGCCATTAGCTCATTTCCTTAATTAATTGTTGATAGTATTCTTGAGCGGCATTAACTCGCTCTTTGATTTCTTCGATGATTTTGTCATCACGCTTAACTGTAACAGTCGTAATACGTTTTGATTGTGGTATTTGTTCCACTAAATCAATGTATCGTGTCGGGTCGTCATAGCTTGAAAGTTGCTCGTATGGAGTAGGCAAGAGTACAAAGTCAATTTGAGCTTCTTCGCAATCCCAGAGCCACATATAGCCCTGCATTTGGATTGTATAACCTGCTTTCTTGGCTTTTTCTTCGGCCTCGTCCGTAAAGAAAGGGTGCGAACCAATATCCCACGAGCATTTTGTATCAATAATTAGCTTTCTGCTCGGAACGTAAATATCACATTCGCCAGTAATCCAATCATTCTCACGTCTTTCTTCATTTTTCTTTAATGCCAATCCACGCTTGCGACCACTTAACTTAATAGCTTGCTCTTCAAGTGCGATGCCTTTTTCGGTGTATTTGTTACCCTCAAAATCTTGATAGCCAAATAGGTCATATTTAACTATCTTTCTCACTGCACTTTTGGCAGTGGCAGATATACCGCCACCGCTTTTCGGTTTAACCATTAAATCAGCAAGCCCAGAGCATCTAGCTTTCAGCTTGTACATTTCCATTCTCAACCGCCTCTAATTCCGCAATCTGTTCTTGACTAAACTCATAAGCACCACTATCGCAAAGGTCTTGTAGAGTAGTCTCACCATTGATAATGCTTTGTTTGCAGTTGTTAAACGTTTCATCATCTACAACCGTTACAAATTCAGCATTTTGAACGTTGTCGCCATAGTTAAATTCTTGGTTTTCCACGTCTTTAACTACTGCCTGATCGGCTAATACTGCTTGTTGCATTTCTACTGATAACGGAGCTTGTTTTGATAGCAATAACTTCATCACGGTTTTTAATGCCATCGCCTCGAAATTGTCATGCCATACTCCAAAGCCTTTTTTGAATGTTTGGCTGTAACGTTGAGCGTGTTTAACGATGTCGTCATGGCTCATATAGAGTTCAGCCGAGAAGTCATTCACTAGCTTGAAGTAAGCGTAATATCCGATTGGATTTTCGTCTTTTTCTGGCTCTTGTTCCCAATCAAACTCAAAACCATTGATAAAGTCTTTTTTGAGTAGTTGATTTTTATATACCGGCAAGGCTACTAATCGTTTAAATTGCCCAGAACGTTGAGCAAGTTGAATAAATCCCTTATAACCGATTTGGAATTGAGCCTCTACTTTACGCTCTTTGTTATTTTTGAAAGGCACGATATAGGCAAAGCCTAAGCCATTTTGAAGTGGCAGGTTAAGCGTTGCCGCCATACAGGCCGCATTAAAAATACTTGTCGGGTCGGCTGTTCTTAGCATTGTGTTGCTGTTAGCAATCTGCATCACGCTTGTCGCAAAGGTTGCTGAATTCTTTCCGACTAACTGCTCAATCTTTGTTTTGATAATCGGGTTATTAAAAAGCTCCCGAAGTGTTTTAGACTTAACGGGAGCTTGTACTTGTTGATTTTGATTTGTCATTTTGTTTCACCTTTATTGGTTAATCGTTGAGGATAAACCCTTTCCGATAATCCTCTTCTAATTGCTCTAATCTATCTTCTGCCATAGCAGTCAATATTTTAATTCGCATTTCTTCATAATCAGCGCCAAGTGCAACCGCTTTCAGAAATTCGTCATCATCAAACATCTTTTCACTAAACGCACAGATAGCATCGCTATCACCATTTGAAATATCATCTTCAATACACTCAATTTCACGCTCTACAGCCTCGTTATACGCATCTTCGGCACAACATCTGCGGTCATAATCATCGAATGTTTTACGCTCCCATTGTGCTTGTAGGCTTTCCATTTTGAAGCTCCTTTAAGAAATTAAAATAACCTTTTATTTCATCAAATTTAAAAATTCTCGCCTTGCTACCATTGCGAACTGTTTTGATTGGCTCTGGTAATATTCCGTCAGAGATAGCTCGCTCTACGATATACAAGTGAACACCAAAGCACGCCTTTAAGTCAGCGAGCATAAAAATTTCCTTACGCTCGTTTACAGGCTGCTTTTCTCTTAACTCGATATAATCCTCATATCTCTGCAATGAGCGAGCCTGTGCCTTTGTAATTCGCTTAATCTTGTCTTTTTTGGCATTGATAACTTCATCAGTCTGATATAGATAAAAACTAACACCTAAGCGCTTAGCCTCTCTTTCTTTTAAAGCAATCCTCTGATTGCATCGTTCCTGTGCTAATTCCTCAATTGCGAAATTAGACGATTTCCAAACAATACGGTTATTAACTCTCTCTACTGCAATCCATCCGTTATCGTGCTTTTCTGGTTTAATTTCTACTTTTCGCATCGTCTAATTCCTTTTGTTTTGTTGCGGTAAAGACTAGAGCCTCTTGTTTAGCTGGCTCGGTTAGATTTGGTTGGTATCGCCCATTCTCGGCAATCCACTGTATGCGTGCTTGTTCACGCTCTAATGCAGTTGGTTCGCTTGCCTGTGCCGCTAGAGCAGTAAGCATTGTCATAGCAACTAGGCAGATTGAAAGGATAGTTGCGATTACATAAGCAGTTGTTTTAATAAAATTGATTAACTTGTTCATAGTTTCACCTCGTATGGTTATGAAGATATTGGTTAAAAAAATCCCTCTAGAGGCCAAAGTGTGAAAGCGACTAGAGGGTATAACCAATGTTAAAGGAGATATTTTTATTATGACTAACGCTGTTTCCAGCTAAATCCGCTCTCGTTCAATCAATTATTCAAGAAGATTGAGCTTTAATTCGCTATTTGAAAGCGGATTGAGATGGAGGCTCTTTCGGGATTTGAACCCGTGTTATTTTCCATAACGCTACCCGTGTTTTGTACCGTGCTGGTTTCCACAACCAGCGAAACAAAGAGCCATTAAATACCTTTCTTTATACTTGTAAGGCTCAAGTCCCTATTGATAGTCACAACAATGAGGAATATAATATTTCTAGTCACAACAACCACATATGAGGTAATTATCATGAATAAAAGATCTGCTGATAAAATTGCTTTAGTTATGGCAAGAGATGTATTGAGAACACCATCAGAGCATTATAGAAATTTAAATCAATTTACCGCTGATGAAATAGCTGAGTTTATTTCAACACTTTCAAGTAAGCTGCAAGAGATTATTTCTGATGATGTAACAAGTACTGAAGTTATTAACGCTCATAAAAGTCAATAAACTTAATTGCCAGACAAAGTGCTTCAGCTAACTCGCTAGGTGTTAAACTAGTATTTCTAGCCGCACTTTCTAATACAGCCCATTTGATATTTTCTTTATCTCTTTCAGATAGGCTGTTTTCTTCAATCTTCAATGTTAATTTTTTGGGATTACCAAGCTGTTCATTGATTAATGCAAGACGAATAATTTCAAAGGTTTTGTTTGCCATTTTTATTTCTCCCATTTAAATAAGTGCTGTAATGGTTTTACCATTTCAAAGCACACTTCTCTCTATCATTCGCAACGGTTTCACGTGCCGTTGTTTCTCTGTACTTCAAATGTGCTTTAAAATGTGATATTGCGTTTAGCTTATCCCACCGACTGGCTTCGTTTGTCATTACCGCAATATCTCACACTCATTGGTGCAGGGCTTTTAATCTGCAACTGGCGATTTTCACAAATGGCATTTCACGAGTGTGTTTTTTATCTAAATTGTCTAAAATTGTGATGATTATCACTTACTTAAGTGAATTTTTTGACTATACTAACAATTAACCTTGCAAGCCATGATTTTCCCTTAACAGGAATATAAATAGAATGATGGATTACGCCATCTACGGTTGCTTGGGACATTGCTTTGACTTTTTCTTTTGCTTCTTCAAAGGAGTGAGCATAAATTTCTGCACCCCATTTGGAACCTTTAAAGTTATAAGAAATCGCATAGCGCTTCATTTCATCTTGCATAAGGAACTACCTCTATGTACTTTCAAATTTTTAAAAGTAAGGCTAATAATCAATGGTACTGGCATTTAAAATCTGCCAATCATGAAATTATTGCTCACGGAGAAGGTTACATTAATAGAGAAGATTGCGTACATGCAGTTACTCTTGTAATGGACACCACTCGAAAAACTCCATTTTATGAAGCCTAATAACCAAGCCCTGTTTATCGGGGCTTTTTTTTTCATCACAATTTTTAAAGAACATCGAGATATTTGTTTATGTGTATCTCGTTTTGATGGGTGTATAATACAAGAAATACTTTAATTATTGCAAGTATTTCTTTAAATTATTTTAAAGTAAAACTTACCTATAACTTGTAATTACTTGAAAAATAAGAAATATTAATCTTTACTGATTTGTTTGATTGCTTGTTTTTTAATCAATGATTATTCTCTTTTGTGATTTTGATCACTGTTAAAAGCACATAAATTTGTAAAATGCTGCTTGATTAACTATTAAAACAAGGAAATTAAATGACTAAGTTCGCTGTGGTAGATATTGAAACTGCAAATCCAGACTTGACATCAATATGCCAAATTGGAATTGCTATTTTTGAAAATGGTGAGTTGATTGAACAATGGGAATCTCTAATAAATCCAAATGCTTACTTTGACGAGATGAATGTTTACATACACGGAATAACGCCTAGTATGGTGCGAAACTCGCCAACCATTAAACAGGTTGAGTCAAAAATTAAAGGCTATTTTGCTGATAATGTTGTTTGCTCTTATGGTGCTTTTGATAGAGTATCTTTAACTAGAATTTTCCCTGATTTACAAAATAGATGGTTAGATATTATGAGGGTAGTCCGTAGAAGCTGGGATAACAAATTCTCAATTAAAGGATATGGGTTAAGCAAGGTCGCAAAATACTTGAAAATAGAGCAGTTAAATCATCACCAAGCGTTAGATGATGCGATTACTGCTGGCAAGGTTCTTAATAAGGCTATTGAAGATAGCTCGTCTGATTTAGATTATTGGTTTGACAGGGTTAAAAAGCCGATGATTGAACATCTTGACGAGAACGGAAATGAACAACACAAAATAAAAAGACAGGGGAATCCTGAAGGTGCTTTATATGGCGAAATTATGGTATTTACTGGTGAGCTATCTATGCCTAGACATTTAGCTGCTGATAAAGCTGCTGCGGTTGGCTGTACTGTTGTTGATGGCGTATCAAAGAAAGTAACCTTATTAGTCAAAGGGTATCAAGATGAGTCAAAATTAAGAGGGAAAGAATTGAGCAATAAAGAAATTAAAGCTAGAGATCTAATTTCTCAAGGGCATAAAATGCAGATTATTTCTGAAGATGATTTTATTCGTCTAATATCTTAATCAAGTGTAAAATAAACCCCTTAATCTTTCGATTTAAGGGGCTTTTTCTTTCGATTTAAGCAATTATTTCTTATTAAGAAGTTAAGCTTTATTTATAGGTCTTTCGGGTGTATAGGCAATGATCTAACAAACTTACCTATAATTGTGACTGTTTCAAATAAATCGCTTGTCATCTCAAATGGATCGTACGATTTGTTGTCCGAAAGAGCTTTATATACGCCACCGGGAACACGCTGCAATCTCTTGATATAAACCTCGTTATCAACAGCGAAAATATAAATCCCCTCACCACTATAAGAAGTAACGTTAGTGTCAATAAATACCACATCGCCTTTATCAATGGTAGGACTCATACTGTCCGTTGGTACGGTTATCATATACAATCCGTTATTAGTTTTTCTTCCAACAATTTCCAATAGTCCATCCTTTGAAAAGTAAATTGATTGAATGATATCTGGATATTCATTGTTTATACAGCCGCCAATTCCAGCTTTAGCATTAACGTCCAGTAGATCTATTTGATACGAGTAGATTAAGTCAGATTTTCCGCTCATATTAGAAATTAAAAATTCATCTTTCTTAATTTCCTCATCACTCATTGAAAACCAATGGACAGGGTATCCACTAATCTCTGATATTTTCCGCAATCTTGCTTGAGATGGCGTGGTAGGTTTTTCATCTCTTAGCCATTGTTGCACCGCTTGAGGTGTAATGCCTAACTTAAAAGCCAAATCCGTTTGATTCCAACCTTTCTCAGCAATCATTTGTTCAAGTCGTTTTTTAATGCTCATAATGGCACCTCCTTAAATTTTTGCCATTTTACAAGGTTTACTTGTAATTTCAATAAAAGAATTACTTGTATTTTTAAATTATTACTTGTAAAATATCTACAAGTTGAAACAAGCGATACTTTAAAAGGAAATGGCGTGATTACAAAATTAAAAGCATTAAACCAATCAGAGATCGCTCGCCAGCTTGGTATTCGACCACAAGCAGTTCAGCAGTGGTTCAAAACTAAAGTGCCAGCGGAGCGATGCCCTGACATTGAACGAATTTCAAATGGGGAAGTAACTTGTGAAGAGTTACGACCTGATGTGGATTGGGCTGTATTAAGAAATACAGCTAAGTGACAAAAAAAAAGCCCCTGCTGGAACAGAGGCTTTGATTATGTCGTATGTAATAACCTTTATCAGTCGGAGGACTTCAAAAGATGACTAAATTATCACCTAAATTTAATGAAAACGCAAATGAAAGTTCAAGTAAAACTCAAAAAAGCGTTAATCCTTAAAGCCTTACAACAAGGCGACCGCTTAACTCACTTAGATGCGGAAAAACGTTTTAACTGCTTGCGTCTTGGCGCGCGAATTTATGACCTAAAACAACAGGGCCACAAAATCGAAAGACGAATGATTATAGTACCTAGTGGTAAATGCGTTGCTGAATACAGATTGGTGGCTTGATATGGAAAGATTATTCTCACCCGAATTTGTAGCTAGATTAGACGATAGAGAAAAAATCCTAGCATACGAGGCAGTTAAAAGAG